TTATTCAAGTTTCACATACTCTGGAAGTGCCACGTCTGAATGCGGATTCTTGTTTGAAACATTTAGTCTTGCTCCTATAACCTTAAACCTTATTCCCAAAAACTTGTATTTGTAAACCTTTGTGCCGACAGCGGAAATAGTATCCCGGCTGTAGTAATTAGGCTGTTTCAGGCTATCCCTGTGAATTATTCCCGACATTCCGCCCCAACTATCCGACCATTCAAAATACTTAGCCAAAACAGGCTTTTTATTTTCGATATAATTAGTATCCTTAAGAGGCATATCAGGAGGCTTAACATTAGTGGTAGTTTGAGTTGAAATATACATCTCTGCATCCCTCAGTTTAATCTTCATGTTTTTCAGGTCTGCCTTAATCTGAGTGTTAAACTTATCCAACTCTTTTTTCTCAAGAGTTACTTTTTCCACCTCTGCGACCAGCTGACCGTTCTTAGCCTGATAGTACATTACCGTATCATTCAACAACGCCGTTTTTGTAGCTTTTAGTTCCGTTATCTCAGCCTTGCCACTTCTGTACTTGCTGTACAGAAACAAGCAGCCTGCGACGGCAATAAGGAGCAACACCACTAACAGTGTGCTCCCTCCGTTCCCTTTCTCGTTACTCATTTTTCTTTTCGAGTTTTAAAGCCTTTAGTATAGCCTGTATCAGCGAAATGTCAAAGAAACCGTTTGCCGCTAATCCGACCGCAAAGCCATAGATTACAACAACCCACCAGACCAGACCTGTAAATACTCCAAGGTTGAAATACCAGCCTACAAAACATAAAATAATAGATATCACCCAAGCAACCAACTGTTTCAAAAAACCTGAGAGATTTAGCTTTGAGTTTACAAAAGCAGCAATCAGAACCACGAGCGGCACAAGGGCTGCAAGGGAGAGGAAATAATTTGAGAACCCTGCCCCGACAATAGTCGTGATAACAGTGTTTGTTTCAGCCTGTGCAAACAAAGCTACAGGCAAGAGCAAAAGCGCAATAGCGCAGAAAAATGCAAAAAACTTTTTCATAATAATTATTGATTTTGTGAGGGATTTCCCTCGGATTTGATTTCCGTTTTCTTTTGAGCGAACAGGAACGCCATTGCCGGGCCGGCAATCGTTAGAAAGATTGTGCCGGCGGCGATGGCTGCCTGAATTATGTTGTTCCGGCCAAAATATAGAATCTCCTGTACAAATATTAAAGTCACTACAATGACAATAAACCCTATTAGTCTACTGCTTGACCGGTTGCCTCTTAGTGAATCAAAAAAACCTGTTTTCATAATTCTTTAATTTTATACTTCATCCCAATCTGGGATCTCTACAGTTTGATTTTTCAAATTATGCCAACAGTCGCTTAAAAACTGAATCATACCATCTTTAATAAAACTGTGACACCTACACTCCGGCCAGTGTTTATTACACAAGAGACTCGGCGATATTGTAGGTTTGTCAACATCTCCGTTGAAGTCCCATTTTGAACCGTTGGCAGATGGCGTAATTGTATGTACCGGATGAGCATTCCTACACCCCGGGCAGTGGAATAAATAAAGACCTTGTACCTTGTTATCGGAACTGTCATTGATTAAGTGAAATTTACTCATGCTGCTTTACTTTATTTAGTTTAACCTTTTCACAACATCCTGCAATCCATCCAATGACATATTCAAATGGCTCATGCTCTTTTATACCAGCACTTATATGTTCAAATAAAAACTTAGCGGCGTGTGAAGATTCGTGTGCCACCAGTTCGTATGACGACAGACTCCGCTTTGACCTAAAAAATATAATTACGCCATAATTTGGCTTTTCCTTTCTAATTACTGGCATCGTGAAAGCTGCTGTTCTATTAGTATCTCTCTCGATAAATTCAATAGGCGTTCCATCATATTCATTAAATTTGTCAGAGATAAGAGTTGGCTTCTTATCAATTATAATCCATAACTTATATGGATAAATCACTGGATCAAATTCGTGTATTTCCATTATGCAGCATATTTTAAATATTCCTGACTCATCGACACATCATAAGGAGTTCTATTGTATTTTATAGCTACCTCGCGGAATTTAGCTCCGTTATACAAAATCGCTACACTTGTCCAATCCTTTTCTTGCAAAGCAGCCAAAAGTCGTTTGCTGGTAAGAATGAATTGCACCATTTGCCAGACCTGACGATCAATACCCTTATTGGCATCATCCCACATTGCTCCAGCAGAACTATAACCAAGTCTTTGCCAGTGTAGCCCCATAATTTGGCCTAATCCAAAGGAGGTGCTTTCAATCGCAGCAACCCTGTTGTACATCCAAACTTCGTCAAATGCCCCCCATTCTGCCTTTTGCCTTTCAACTCCGTTAAGGCTCCATTTACCACTTGGTGTGTACGGTGATTTCTTTTTGAACCAAGCCGGCTCAAACTGGATGATGATTTTGCCAGTCTCTGGGTCAAACCCAAGGCCTCCCGTTTCAACAGAAACAAAGGCCATCAACGCTGCGTACTCTATTCCTGAGCGTTCAGCTTCAAGTCGTACAATTTCCTCGAGTTTCATTGTTCCTTAGGTTTCTCGTTATCCTTTATATACTGCTGATCTGTAGTATTCATATACGACATTATCTCCTCAATCATTTTAGAAATATCGTCCTTGCTGGCAATCACCTTTCCGGCCAGCATGCTCGTACTCTTAAACCGCTGCTTGTCCTCTGCCTTTTCACACATGCTCTTTATTTCAATTATTGCTATAAAAATCACTGCCAACAATGATAAGTACGGAAAAGCAGGGAGGGATTCTAATGCAAGGTAAATCGGGGAAATAAGGACAATCATATCCACTGCTGTTATAGCCAGCATGATATTTATATACCTTGCAAGCTTGTCAAGAGTTCGTCTATAGCCAAAGGACATTCTGGCCTCTCCCCTCTTCCTTGCCTTTCGTACTCCAGACCAAAGATCCATGGACACTAAAAATATAATTGCTATGTAAAATACCGATAGGTAACCAGCTTGTGCAAGAATGCTGTCTGAAATTTTTCCCCATGTCTCCATTGTTCTTTCCCCCTTTTAGTTTTATGTTTATTGTTTATAATGAAGCGGCAACCCATGTGGCCCCGCCGTTTGTTGTTTTTTCAAAGCCTGAGGCACTGACACGAAAGCCGTAGTTTCCAACTCGCTGTTCGATCTTGTTTGCTCCTGATAAATATTGAACTAAAAAATACATATCCGAGGCCCACATGCTGCGAAAGCCATTGCCGGCAAATTCTGTTAGCTCATAGGGGTAATTAATTGATCCTGTGGAGGCCGCGAAAGTCAAAGCCAGCAACGCTGAAAAACCTTCGTAACCGGGCGCTACGTAAAAAGAGTACTCAAACTCTACTCTAAGTTCATTCGATATTGCTGCTAACTCAGTATCTAACGCAGGAATAACTATCTGATGAATCCAACCATCCACGTTAGAATTGTAATTAACGCTTTTTATCAAAGAGCTGCCCATGTAAAACTTACAAGTTATAGAGGCTTCATCCTCTGATGAAAAACCAGCAATATCCGTAATATCAATATCGAAATAAATGGCAGGAATATGGACTGAATTATTAGATTCTGCAGGTTGAATAGTAGCCAAAAGATTACTGCCTCCATAAGAGTAAACTCCAGAAGTCCAACCAGAAGTATATTTCTGGATTGATCCTCCATTGCTCGAGCAAGCGAATGTACTTCCAGAAGTACCAACGCTTCCTAATGCATCACCGCCTAAACGAGCTCTAATATTACCAGAAGCATCGTACATAATTATAGCGTTCAGCTCTTTGCTGATAGTAATCCGCTGCCCAGAGGTGGCCGTCGATAAATTGCTGGTTAGAATAGAATACGCTTCTATCAGTTCCGTTCTTAGGTGCCCACCCTCAATAATAGTTTTGCCGTTCTCTATAGCATTATGCATAGCATCCCAACTAACATAACCAAGAGCTCTCGCAATATCATCCTTTGCTGCCTGTGCATCTGCATCTGAACCCGGAAGACCATCCGATGAATATCTTGCCCACATTGCCGGTGCCGAATATGTTCCCCACGTGCCGGCAACCTTGGTTCTCTTTGAAGACCATTCGTATTTATTTGTAGAAGTAACCCCTTGCTGATCGTCAGACCAACCTACTGGTACAAAGTCATCAGTATTTTCTCCGGTAGGCGTCGATGGAGGAGTTGCTGTGGTAGTGCGCGTAAAAATAAACTCGATGCTTTTTCCATCAAGACCAGTAGCTCCGTTCAAACCGCTTAATTTAGTATACGTCCATTCTCCATATGTAGATGGAGGAGTAACTAATCTTGTTCTTAACCACACATAAGGGCTTCCTGTTGTAGGAGTTGGGGCTGTAGCCTGCCAGCCTGTAGTCGGAACTTCCAACCCGCCAATAGCATACTCAAGAGTATAGTAGCTTCCGTTTTGACCAGGATCTCCTGGAATACCTACTAATCGAATGGCTCCTGACCACTCTCCAGCAATACCATTCTTTTGACGCATATAGAGATCGCCAGAAGTAAAGGTATCGTGCCATAGCGTTGAACCGTCAACTGAATATTGAATGAACAGACGTGCAAGCTCGATGCTGTCTACTAAAGCCTCGTATTCTGAAAACTTATCGAGCCCTGAAGAGCCTGAACCGATTGTCAGTTTTCCCTTGATCTCAGCACCATTTTTGGCCTCAATGATACGATTTACAAGGTCTATAACTAAATTAGCATCCTTGTCCTGAATCTTTCTAATAATAAATCTTCCCGGGGACCACTCAGAGTAACCTGACATTACAGATATGCTTCGATCTCCGTCGGACTCACTGTTTATAAGGGCAAAGAGCAGATGATAGAATCCTGCCTCCTCTTCCATACCAATGGCTGTTTCGCTGAGAACTATGCTTCCATGGTCTGTTCCGTCAGTAACTGTGTTGCTTACTTTAACATACAGGTAGTAAATCTTTGCAGGTACATCAAGTGCTGCGCTCTGGTAAGAGTCAAGAATCCACCTCATTTTTTTCTCAACAGGATATTCATTTGTAACATATTCCAGCCCGAGAGTTTCATGTCGTATGTAGCTTGCCGTAATATTGATTTTCTTAGTCTCTTTATCAAATGAGATATCTTCACCAATTTCTGTTACGAAAGTGCTATCTGTAAAGATGAATTGAAGACTGTCATCTCCAACTATGGCCTGCATGGTACGTACGGTTATAGGAGTTATTCCCTTGCTGAAGTTCAGGAGTGAATCCTGAAGTAATTTTTGTGTCTGCATTGCATCCCTGAAGCTGCGACGTGTGTTTTCGTTACTCCTACTATATGAATCTTCAATAGCTACATCTTTCTCTCCAATTTTACGCAACTCACTTGTAAGCTTGCCTCCAGTTGTATTGTTTAACTCCAATACCGGTTTGTACGGTTTATTAACAAAATGCTTTATTCCTCTGATCCTGATCAAAACAGGATCTTCGTCTTTGTATGCAAAAGAAACATAACTTCCTATTTTACACTTACCACCTACATTTAAGGCATCAGTCCAATGTGACTTGGCCCATATACCATCAAGCGTTCCATCAAATCCATATTGAAAATCTTCACAAGAATAAAAATGCCTTACCACTTCTCTAAACATATCCCATGATGCTCCAGTCTTGCTGACATCATCACATATATAAGCAGTTGGCAACTGTATTCCGAACACAGCATATTTATCATCTGCTTCTGGATACCATGCACCACCTGGCATCATCTGTCCGTCTTCTTCGTGGGGTACCAGTTTAAAAGTTCTTGTTTCATGATCATATCCGGATAACTTTGAACTTGTAGCCTCTATCTCAAATTCCCTTCCTGAAAGTCTTCCACTCTGGAAAATTATTCTTGCTGTTTCTCCTGCAATCCTACAAAGAGAGTAATCCAATGCCTCAGGTATACTTTCATCAGTGATATTCCAGAAATATTTTTCTTCATCCACGCATTCAACAGACGAAAGAACACCAACCCTTGCCGGATAAATCTCTGTCGCATCAAAACTGTCTTCATTGTATGTTTCAAAAGGCTTTTCAGTCTGATCACGATAAATGTATAAACCACCAGCATCTGTCAGGTATGTACGTGACCTGCTGATATCATAACCAGTTTCGCCATCAAAGAAAACACCATCGTATTTTATGCTCTTCGATTTTGGTAAAAGCAGGGTTTTGTTACCATATACAGAATAATCAATATTCCTGTTTGTTCCTTGTATGTATAGAATCTCAACAGGTTTGTATTCACTGATATTTGTTCTCTTTACACCAGTCTTAAAACCATTTCCCTTTCCAAAGGACAAAGCAAGAGGGGTACTTTTATTGTACTCTACTTTCCTTAGATGTATTGTGTATCCATCTATTTCCCACTCTGTTTTGAAAGCATCTGCAATTGCCTGTAGAGCATCTGAAACATAAGCATAATCAAATTCTATTGTCTTCTGTTCTGATATAATACAGTCGCCAACAACCCATGCATTTTGCTCTACCGGTCGGTCATTCATATTTCCAACTATAAAAACAATAAACTCACGAGGAGTTGCAGTCATAGAGAAAGACAATCTACCATCTTCACGGTTACGCGCTTTGTACTTCCTAAGACTTCCTATACCACGACAAAATATAACTGTATAATCAAAGTTCCTTTCACCAAGAATAGTAATATCTGTTGAGTCCTTAAGATAAAAAGTAAGACCTAAAAACGAACAATATGAGCCAAGTGGAATTTCAATCTTCTGCGTTAATGCGAACATCAAAACAAGTTCATGGCTGTCCATAATTGCATTATACGAATATGACCCATCTTTGACAGAAACATCAAGCAATAAAGTGTCGTCTGGTCTATATATTTCCATTTGATCCTATGCTGTTTTAGTGATTTCAATAAGACTGATACCCGGCTTGCCGCCCATGCCACCTACAGCGGTATTCCACATATATATAGCTATGTTACCTGCAACAGCTTGTCCAGAGCCTACTATTATACCCGAGATTTCTCGATTAAACTGTTTGTTATTTAACGATGTAAAACCTTCGTCTCCTACTGTAACAGGTGTTCCGGATGTTAGAATAGTGCCTGTGCCATTTTCAACGTTTACTTTATAATATGAGCAAGCTCTTAGAGAATCAGATATAGCTTCCGAACCGCACCATAAAAACTTAAATGTATAGGTGCCTTCCGGCAAACTAAGAATTATCCTTGATTTATGAACAGATGTCGGTTCAAGATAACATACGTTGTTTCTTTTAATATATAAATCTGGATATGCTCCACCTTCCCCGGACAATGTGAGCTCGTAGCTATTTAAGTGAGGCTCTGTCCAGTCAGTATCTGCTGTTGCAACAAAGAATGAAATATCGCTAATAATCTTCCAACCGGTCAAATCTAAACCGGTTGCCTTATTTTTAAGCTGGTTCTGACCATAGTAGCCTATACCAACAGTTCCGGCCATTGGTTGAGTTAAGTTAAATGTAACTCCTCCGGCGCTCGGATACTCAACGTTCCCATTGCCATTAGCATGCGCAAATGATAATACCGCTGCCACTGCTGCCGGAGGAGCAACTGTTAAAGTGATATCGTCATGTTGAACTGCTGACTCGCTAACGCTATTTTTAAGTTGAACGTAAACCGTTTTAGTTCCTGCTCCATCTGCAACCTGATAGCTCAGTGGAGAACTTGTAAAGGCAACCCATGCAGCAGCTGACAAGTCTGCCACCTCTCCGATTCTGTAGTGTGTTGGAGTACCTGTATAAGTCAAGCCTACGCTGACTGTTCTGTTGTCAGTACTTGCAGCTCCAGAATTGATTGACACGCCTGTCAAGGCAACAGACTGAACATAAGTTATTGAATCATTAACTACAGAAGATGTTTCTGTATCGTTCTTGACCTGAGCATAAACAGTTTTTGACCCATATGATGCTGAAACCATAAATTGAATTTGCCCTGCCGGAATATCTGTCCATGCTACAGCCGACAAATCTACCGTTTCACCTAAACGGTATTGAGTTGCAGTTCCTGTATATGAAAGGTCAACATCAACAAGCCTTGCACCTGTATCAGAAGCATTATCGTTAATTGAGACTGCATTTAAAGAAAGAACGTTAGGATTAACATACTCTATTGAATCGTTACGAGAAGCACTTTCAGAAGAAGCGTTTTTGAGTTTTGCGTATACTGTTTTACTACCGAAGCCTGTGGATAGGTTAAACACAGGATTTTCGGCAAAGGCAGCCCATGAAGCGCCTGAGAAGTCTGAATTTTCACTAAGCATATAGTGCGTAGGAGTGCCTGTATAACTGAATCCCACGTTAACGCTCTGGTTACTTGAAGAAGCGGCTCCTGAGTTGATCGAGATTGAGTTAAGCACTACTGGTTCTTCTGAGTAAGCGATGGCATCTGATCGTGTTGCACTTTCTCCGTTCACGTTTTTAATCTTGACATAAACGGTTTTGGTTCCGTATCCGGATGACAATAAAAACGATTTTGGAGAAACGTATGTTTCCCAAGAAGCTCCTGAAAAGTCTGAGTTTTCACTGACCATCATCTGCGAAGCACTGCCAGACATCGAGCATGTAATCGCTACAGTACGACTATAAGTGGTCGCCTCGTTGGCGTTGATAAGTATTGAGGTCAGTGTAGGAGCAGCTGCAAGAGCATCTATCCTCGCCTGAAATGGAGCCCTTAATTCCGGTTTTATCAACTGAATAAAGTATTGAGCATCCTCTAAGGCAAAGGTTTTTTCAGAATCCAAAAGCGCACCGATGATAGGAGGTGTATTTTCAAACAACTCTACATATTTCTCTACTTTGGCCAATAAATCGGCATTGAAATCTAAATTAACAAGCAACTGACTATCGCTGATTGCATGAGACATTCCACTACAATTAGCCGAAGATGCTACCGAAACACCTGTCAAGCTTGAAATGCCCGACAGTAAACATGAAATAGACTTAAATTGAAAATCCTGTACAAAAGGAATGTGAATCTTAAATTTAATATTTTGCCCGTTAACAGACTTTCCGGCGGATGCGTAATACTTCATCCATGAGTACTCCATGACTTCCTGAGAAGCCGCGAACCATAAAGAATCGTCTCCAGATATACCATAGGCGGTTTCTAAATCAGAAAACAAAGCTTCAGCGCCTGTGTCGGAATATACATCATGCACTCCGTATATATTCCAGATTCTATCAGCCAAAGACTTGGCATACTCTGAAATTACTTTTGCCTTAAAATCCGCTAAAGTATAGTCGGTTCTCCAGAACACCCTATAAGGAAGCAGGTCTTTCCTCGACAACGGAAGAGAATCAGCAAATGGCTTGTAATAATACCCGTTATTTCCATACTGACCATCCTGATTGGTTGCAATATAGTTGAATAAGACATGAGGACAATTTAAGAACCTATAATAAATATCGTTCCCGCCCGGTCTCGTGCCTATAATCGGCTTCCTGTCAAGTAGGGCAAAATATCTCTCCCTTTCTATTAGAACAGCAGCATCAAACTCCTGCTGTGTCATACTGTCATAATTGTTTTTACTCTCACTATAGGGAATATACATATCGTGAATTTCATAGGCGACTCCGAAATCCGACATATACCTTATTTCTCTTGCGGATGATGCCGGAAAAGCATAACTTACCTGCTGATCCCTTGCCGTTACCAACCATGCCGGATCTGTGACATTAGAGTTTGCGCCTGTATTTTCGGCCAACCACCACCAAGAACCAGCAATACCAAAACCATAACGCCGTCTTCCTCCAGCGCCGTCGGAATATTCACAAAACTTACTTGGAACATGTCCATTGACATGAGGAACACCTCCTACAGTATAATTTGTTGACCTGTCGTAATAACGTCCGTTAATTGTTTCTGTCCAGTCTTTATGTATAATGATTGTTCCATTAGCCAAACCAAGATCTTGTTTAAGTTCGTTATCAACCCACTTCTTGTTGATAGGAGCAAAAACATTATTCCAGGCCGGTTTTGTGTCATCCATAGAAAAAGAGGCCACATTTTTCTTGTTATACTTGAGAGATGGAAATGTCAAATTCACGTCAGCAGGATCTATCCCTGCAGGTACTGTAACATTCAGTTCAAGAATATCACCCGGATCTTTGATGTACTGAACCTGCAGATTTACTTTTACTGCAACAGGAACCGTTTCAAGACATTTAATGGTAACCTTTGTGGCAAGGTCGGTATCAACAAAAATTCGCTGGAATTTATATAGATGATTATAGTAGTCAGCAACCACTACCTGAGAGTCAGCTGCTGCGATGAACGACTTCACATCAAGAAACAGATTAAAGCCGATCGGGATGTCACTTAAAACAAAAGTGGCTTCCGCATTGGCAATGACCGGAATATTTTCTGTAACCTCGACTAACATCTGGAATAAGTCGTACTGAGTGCCAAAGAGGGTTATTTTGCCTATCTTGGTTTCAGCAGGTTTTATGTCAACGGATGTTACAATGCCCTCACGTAGAGTAGCAAGCTGTTCCTCTGTGAGCATGTCGAACGTGAACGCTTCGCCAGGAGCACCGGGTGCTCCATCTGCACCTTTCAAAGAGTCTTTTTCTTCCTGAGTCAGGTCAGAGAAATTCAGCTTCAAAGAGGCAAAACTTACTATTTGCCTGTAGGCTGTATCGGCCTCATTAGTATACTTCCACTCAATGCCGGAAGCACCTGCACGTAAAATAGGAGTTGCACCTGCAGCGCCAGTCGCACCTGCGGCACCTGTGGCTCCAACCCCTCCGGTTGCTCCTGTGGCACCCGTGGCACCCACACCTCCTGTAGCACCAGTAGCTCCTGCTGGTCCTGCTGGAATTCCCAAAACCAAGATAGGATTTTCAGCCGTTCCGGATTTCTGCACTGTCGGGGTGGCTCCTGATGCAAGGGCAGTAACCTGAATTGTCAAGTTCGGTGTAGCTCCTACATTGCCTTTAAGCAACGCAATAGGCACCTGAACGCTCTGGCTCTCACTAACTCCCAAAACCACAAGCCCAACAAGAGTTTCCGCTACCGGCATATCACTGACTTTAATTTCCTCTTCCATATCTATCTCAATTTTATTCTGATTCCGTTTTCTGTAATTATCGTTTTGCCGCTCTCGGCTATAAGAATGTATATTTTGTCTGATCCGCTCACTTTGAAAGAGGTGAAAACAAGGGTAACTGAAAAGTCACACCATACATTATCATTACCTATATCGTCGAAAACGGAAACGCTTGCTGATTTATAGTAAAAAGGGATTGTCATGACTTTTTTACCATAGAATAACGATCTTTCACCTGGCTTTGAAAGGTTGTATAGAAACGATGACATGTTGCGCCAAAACGCGCTGTTTTGCCCTTTGAAATGAAGTTTTAAAACCGCCTCTTTGTGCTGAAATACCACTTTCTGCCCATCATACTCCAATCCTTTTGTTACACTGTTTTCTTTAATCAGATTTTTCTTTACAGCAGGCATCTTTTCTATGCTGTCAGCTGTTCCCTTAACAACCATAAATCCATATGCGGATAAGTCTAAGTCGTCAACTTTAATGTATTGTTGTGACACACCAATTGAAACAGGTTCCTGATATACATAATCCTTAAGAGGGTTGTCGTCAGCAAATTTTATTGTATAGTTTCCAAGCTTTTTGAAAGTCGACAAATCCGGCATATCAACCATACGCAGGGAAAGAGAAATTCCAAGAAAAGCAAAGTTGAAAGTGTGGAACGATCCATCTGAAAGGGCTGCAATGAAGGAACTGAACCGATCAGTGTTTCCACAATTAAACTCGAGTTCAATTTCCCTGCTGTCAAGAACCGATTCTGTCAGGTCCACCTCTATACCGTCTTCGTCCGGCCAGTCATTAAACTCAACATCTTTCAACGGTGCAAACATTGCAAGGTCTTTGTACCCTCCTCTTGTAAGATAAATCTTCCACGATGAATAAGCATCAATACCGTCTATGTATAGTTTCCCTGTCATTACATCCTTACTTTAATTCCTCTTGTCTCCATAAGTCCAAGAGTAGTATTTACACTTTCCATAGTATTCTCAATATTCTCAAGTCTTGCCGTGTCCTCTTTGATTCCGCTTACTTTTTCCAGTATGGCAGAACTGTTCTTATGCAGCCCTATTATCTCATTATGAATATTTGCGCCTATACTTTGCAATGACTTGATGTTGTCATTGCTGTCTCTGATAAGAGAAGTCTGAGTTGTAAGCAATGAATTATTAAGGTCAACACTGTCCTGGCTTGCCGTTGCAATGCCTCTTGATGTAGCCGTTCTTTCCGTGTCCCAAATATCAAAGCCCTTTTCAGCTGCTTTTTTCTTCCACATGTCCATCCAATCCTGAGCATTGTCCATGTCTGTACCTATTGTGGAAAAGAATTGGTTCAGCAAATCCAATTGCTTATTTGCAATAGCCTGTGGATCGGCTAAATCATAACTGTCTAGAATATCCTTTTCAAAATTCTCAAACTTCTTTGCAAAAAACAGTTCGTAAGCAAGTTTTTCTCCAAGCCTCTCTATTGCTGCCGCTCCTGCATCTTCAAACAGATCAAACGCATCTGCACCTTCGGTTACAGCCTGAACAAGAATATCTACAACGCTTTTACCAAGGTCCCCAAATGTGTCCTCGATATCTTGTTTTATGATACTTACATTCTCATCATAAGCATCTTTCAAATCTATGATGTTCTGTATTTGCTTTCTCTGCTCATCAGAAATCTGAGTGTTAGTCTCAAGAAATGCCTTTGCAGCATCGATGTCAAATTCTCCGTTTATATCTTTGTTCCACAACTCTGGAGCAAGATCAAACAATGATTTGTATTCATCCTTGAATCCCCAAAAATTAGCCCATCCAGACTGATCCTTAGTCTTGACAGCCATTCCTTGTATATCGGAATAACCCTTCTTATAAGATTCAATAAGAGTTTTATACTCATTTGTCAACTCTTTCATTCTACCTCCCGGTAGTCCAAAATTGAAAGCTAAACCGCTGTTTCGGTTTTCCTTTTCAATTTCCGGAAGTGTTCTTCCTGAAAGTTCATCGTTATATCGTTTTATAGCATCCCTCGCATTACTGGCCGCAGCAGCAGCCTTACTCAATGCTTTGACACCAAATACAGATTCAAAATCCTCGTTCTTTATTTGAAATAGCAGATCCTGATAGGCATTTAAGAAATCAATGTGATTCTGTTCAAACTCTTTTTCTTCTGCCTTTGCTATAGTGAACGCCTCTATAGTCTGAGTGATCACACTTGTGGCAGCACCAACAACGGCTCCAATCCATCCACCGCTTGCCGCTCCCTGTGCTGCAGCAGAAACTACCTTTGTCATGGCCTGGAATTGCTCTGCAAAAGACTTGAACCTTGAATCGCCCATGACTTCTGCCAGATCCATGAACTTATCAGATATTTCTGTAAGATATCCGGATGCTTGAACCGCTCCGTCAACTATGTAATTGACACCCTGACTTTGTTTTGCATCTGCCTGATCATTAAGAAGTTTCTTTTTCTTTTCATCTGTTTCAGCAAGAGCTTTTTTTGCATACCCAGCTGATTCTTTGAGGGCTTCAAATCCTTTTATGAAACCAGCGAATGGATAGTTTGTCTGCTTATCGTATGCTGTCTGCTGTTCATCCAATTGATCAAGTACCGCCTTTATCTCTTCTGCTGATAACTTCATCTTATCTGCAGACTCTTTAGTGATACCCTCCGGCAAGGCCTGATTTACGCCTGTCAAATAGTTTACAAGCTGCTTTGTTGATTCAAGAGTCTCCTTGAGTCTCTTTCTGCTCATATCTGATGTGTTGGAGAAAATCCTGATCAGCAGGTCTGCATTATCCCTTACTGAATTTAGCTCTGAATCAGATACTCCCTTAAGGGCTTCTTTTCTCTTCTTCTCTAAAACAGCAACCTTTCCTGCAATAACGTCTTCTGACAACCCACTTTTTTCAATCTTCTTCCTTTCATCATCATACTTCTTGTTTACTGAGGTTTTTTGCTCTTCAAAAGTTTCATAATCCTTCAGCAGTTCTTCCAGCGTTTCTTTGTCCTTTTTTTTGTTTTCAGCAGTCTTCTTGTCAATCTGCTTCTGATATGCATCTTTTGTAGTTGCAACCCTGTTGTCAAATACAGACATGTCCGGAGATTTTATACCGGCTTCTTTCGCTAAATCCTTATATGCTTTTGCTTCTTTGTTGATTGCATCGATTGCCTCGTCTCTTTCAATTTTAATCAACTCGATATTATCCTCTGTCGATTCCTTTTTAAGAGTAAACTTATCCTGATGTAGCTTTTCCTCTTGACTCAGAACTTCATCATCGTATTTCTTTTTCGCTTTATCTGCATCAGTTTCTTGTGTTTTTGAACCAAACTTCTTACCAGTAAGCATCTCATATTTATCTTCAAGTGCTTTGAGTTTGTCTTCCTCTTCCTTGATGCTTTGAGTCAACTCTTCTGACATTCCCTTTTGGGCCTTCAGCCTGAGGTCAGCAAGATTCTTGCTTGTGTTTCTGATACTCTCTGTTATGGAATTGAGGGTTTCGAGTTTTACCTCGTCATTGACTGTTTCAGGAACATCTTCTTCCTGTGGTTTTCCAAACTTTGTCTCAGCATTCTTTAACGCAGCATCGAATGTGTCCTTTGCATTTTTATACCTTGCAAAGATTGTCTTCATGAAGTTCGATGTTGTGGACTGAGCCGGAGCAAGTGACAAATTACCCTGTCCTGAAAAAACATCTTTCTGATCAAACTGAGAAACAACAGAACTAAGCTCCTTTGTCAGTTTCTCTTTTCCCTCAAGCACTGGAACGAATTTCAAGAAAAGCTCTTCTCCCTTTACCTCTCCAAACTTACCTGTGAGCTTGCTTTTCAGTTTCTCGCGCAGATCGCCGATTGACTCTGCAAAAACATCAGATTCATTACTGACGTATGCGTTATAGGCTTTTGCCTTTGCAGCTTCCTCTATACTTTTTTTGAGACCATCGTATGCAGCAGCAAGATCATTAACGTCCTTACCCTCTTTCTTTAGCTTTTCAAAGTAGTCAGCATACTGTTTCTGTATTGCATTCTTTGCCTTTTTCCAGTCGTCTGTGCCCTCTTTTGCGGCCTTGAGCCTTGTATATAACAAGTCCAACTGTGTCGTCTCTTTGATAACTTCTACTTGCAGGTCCATCTCTGCCTGCTGAAGCTCTTCTGCTGCAATTGTTGCCTCGCTCTTATAAGTAGCCAGTTTGTAAATAGTGAAACCAAGAGCAGCCACAGCAGCGGCCAACATAACATAAGGGTTTGCCAGGAGTGCACCAGTCAACTTCTTGGTTGTGGCAATCAACCCTTGCTGTGCTACCATAAAGAGTTTTGTCATGGCAGCTGCAATAGCTTCAGCATTTGAAAGTGTAATAGTTGCTTTTGCTGCAAGTGCTTTCTCTAAAACAGCCTGTCTTAAAATTGCATTGTTGAGCCTTCCAAGAGCCATCATAACTATCAATGTAGCCTTATAGGTGCCATACACTGCAACCAGTTCAAGCAATACCTTACCAATCTCCTGATAGTTCTCTATTGCCCAGTTAGCTGCTAAAATGCCACCTCTAAGCACCTCTTGAAAATCCTTACCCAAATCATTGATTGTTGCTGTGATCGTATCATTAAGCAGACCTATGCTATCACCAAGGGTTTTCATCTTCTCCTCCATGATACCATAAAACTGGCCACCCTCAGAAGTCAGTCCTTTCAACACACCTTGCAGATGAGTGAAACGAACCTCGCTGTTTTTAACCATCGCCCATATAGCCTGTTCGCTTTTTCCTGAAGCATTTGCCAATTCATAGATGATATCGACACCCTTTGTGGCCCACTGCTCTATGTCCTCTGACATTAGTTTGTCTCTTGACTTTGCCTTGTTGTACAGGTCTATGAATTCCGTAAGTGGTTTTGATGTGGCACTCGCAACATTTGACAACTGATCAATAACATCAATGACATCGTTTACATCAGTCCTGAATGCAAGTAACTTTGCTGCCTCTGTTGTCAGATCTTTAAATTCAAAGACATTCCAGTAAGCATATTTCTGCATGTCCTGCATGAATTTTGCCGCCTTTTCCTCCGATCCAAGAAACACCTTGAAAGCCGCCTCTGTATTCTGAAACTCTGAACGGACATCAATCATTTTCTTAACAAGACCAGTTGCAGCTGCTGTAGCTGCTGCCAACCCTGCTGCAAGACCCAACTTCTTGCCAAATGCATTGTCGATCCTGGCACCCTCTATCTCAGCTTTATCACCAAGAGATTTGAACAGCTTGTTGCTTTGTTCAATATCTGCGTTAAGCTTGTCATTATCGAGCCTCTGTGCATACCATATCGATCCGTCTCTGTTCATTTTTTTCCGAATAACATTTGTTGTACTATCTCTTGATTAGCTGGATCATCAGCATTTATAACATCTTCTTTGTCTCCGTTTTTGTCGTCTTTGTCTGTCTTTTTGTATTCCGGTAATACCTTGCAATACATTATCATGTTCACGAAACTCATCTTGTATAGCACATATTCCGGAGTGAGGTTATAAGCCTTGCAAACAGATGCTATTATTGCCCAGATGCTGTCGTTTTGTTCTTTACCACTTCCACCGTCTTCTTCACTAGATTGATGTCGCTCAGGGAAGTGGTTAAACCAAAAAAAGCTTCTATCTCCATATCATCTAAGAGTCCTCTCATGAGCATACTCAAATCACGAGGACCAATCTTTGTAAGTAGTTTGTCTGACAACTCTTTTAACCTGTCAATTTCTTGAACTTTAGGTTTGTTTATCACAACTCCGAATAATCGTTTTTCAGGCCTTATGACAACTGTGTCAACGTAATTTTCCTTGTAACCAAGCATCATCACGGCACAGATTTCACCAAGAACACTACATTCCCTTGCTTTTCTCAATACTTCCATTTTTGCTTCCTCGTTTTCCAGTGAGGAATCAATAACCGGCATTTCAGCAATCAGCTCTGATACTTTCATTATAGTAGCTACAAGAGGTGTCGCAACTTCATACTTTTCACCACAAATAGTTAAAACCGTCTTACCCTGTAAAACAGCCTTAACTATCTTGCTTTCAATACTATTTTTCTTCATTGTTTTGATATTGATTTGTGCAGGGTTGAGAATCGAACTCATGCCTCCTGTTTGTTAAACAAGCACTCTGCCATTAAGCTACCCTGCTTGCCAACTATGTAGTTGGCTTTGTGTACGGCTGCAATGTGTTACCTGTTTCAGGTTTAAGAGCGCGAAAGATATAACGGAGCATGGTACCCTTTGCGGAGTTCCATCTTGTTTCGCACTTTACAACACTACGAGAGATCAACCACCCTTCGTTTGTGTCATCCTCAGGAGTAAGACGGATTGCATGTTCACCGGCTATAAGTCCATCATTGTCAGTGAACGGTCTTGTCATACCTTTCTTTAAAAAGATATCTGTAGTAAATGTGTAACCGTCCTTGCTTGCAGCAAAGTCAATAGTTTCACTACCTTCATTCACTGCCTCTCTTTCAGGACCCGGTTTTGGCTCAAGCTGAGAAGTGTCTTTCTCTGAATCTGGCAAAACAACCCATGTAGGAGTTGCCGGAATGGCTCCGTCTGTTAACGGAGTGGTTTCGAGTTTGGGTTTACCCCATGTTAATTTTGACATAATATTAGTATTTAAAACGTTACATATTCATAAAAAAGTCTGACATTGACAAAGTGCTGCTTAACGCCATCCTCCTCTAATTTAAAAGTTGTTATTGTTGAGTCCAGTCTGAATTTGTAGTCCGCATTTGGATTGAGTGAGTCGACTACATTTTGAGCTATACGCTGAAGCTGTGTCAAACGAGTGATGTTTTTAACCGGAAACCCTAACCCTGCATCAATGTCCGGAACATAAATATTGATGTTCAAAAACCCCTCTTGTATCTGTCCAGGATTGCCTTTTAGAAACATTACCAAAGCATCTTCCTTTTTAGAGTTTAGAGGTCTCGTCCCTTCTCTGTAAACCGATCCATTTATACTGCTTGATATTGCAGAATGGTTGATCAGGTTAAATATGTCGTTTTCGATTTCTGCACCAGTTTTTTCCATGACTTATAATTTGAGCTTTTCAATCAATTCAGGAACTCTCTTTCTTGCATATAACTCACTTGAAGTCAAAACATCGTAATTCATTGCTTCCACATAGGCCGCGTACTTCATGCCAGCAATTACTATAAGAACCAAGCCATCAGAATAACTAATCGCCAATTCGTCTGCTGTAAGCCTACCTTTCATAACACCCTCTGATCCTGTGTGAACCTGTTGAAAACCACCTTTTCGTATAATCACGCCGTCATCAATGACAACGTAACCGATAGAACTTCGTAAGTTTCCTGTCTGGTCCGTATATGAACCCTCTGAGGGATTAAGGTTTCTTGCTACATTGACACATTCCTCGCCTACTTTTGTGAGCAGTAAAACAAATTTCTTCTTTTGCTTTTTCAACTGATCTTCCAAGTAGCCATTAATGTCTGATAACGGTGTTACTCTAACTATTGCCATTATTGTACATATAGCATCGTGCTCAATTGATAGCGTACAGCATGCTGTATCTGGCCCTCAATTACGATATTTCCAAATTCGTCAAACAACTTTACAAACCTTGCTGTATAATCTTCACTTGATGGACCTAAAAACACTACATAAGGATAACTCTTGAACGTTCCATCTGACAGGGTTTTGATATTGCTTTTTCCCTCTGTCTCATATCTGCATGGAATGGGTTCTGTCCATGACGGTACTACAGGCAAAGGAATTCTGTTTACATCAAAACCACCTCCAGTGGTCGTTTTAAAACTTATCTTATGTGGCCTAAGCTTAATCATTCTAAGATTTTTATAGCAGGTTGTTTTTCACCGCCTAATAAAGGCTCTCCGTACCTCTCATATATGGAGTTGGCAACATTCAGTATCAGCTCTTGTTGTGACAAACTGATATTAAGCTGTCCTTCTCCTACGTTTATAGCATCAACAAGAGAAGCAAGACTATCTGCTCTTGCAAGATTAAATTGTTTGCTAGTTCCTATCTGTGCCGTAAACTCAGCATCAGGTGATAAACCTCTTTCAATAACGACTGTTTCGAAAAAGCCGTCAGAAAGAGGATATTTCACCTTGTGCTTAAGTGCGTCGATAACCTTCATGAGACTACTTTGTTATGCGCTTACACCATCTGCCCACGCAGCAGCATTGTCCACATTTGCAAATATCAGAGAAGCCCTGTTCGAGAGAGCCGGTTGAACATAAGCTTCACACATTGTAACCTCAAGCATAGGGTTCAGCTCTGAGTATACAGTAGTTTTAGAAAATGCTCCTCTTACTTGCATTGCATCAGTGTTCTTTATGATCGGAACTGGCTTGAAGTAAGTATATCCCAAACGAGGGACAGGAGAGAGAACAACAACGTTTTTGTTCCATGGCCTTACTGTTGTTTCATTGCCCTTTTTATCCTGTATAAGAACAGTGCTGTCAAGAGACACGAACTGAGGGAAACCCTTTTGTTTCATGTATCTGTTAAGGTTTTCTATTGTAAGGATATCGGATGCTTGCAAACCAGTTGCGTTAAGAACGATAGTAGAAACTCTTTTCAAAGTTTTATCTTTCTGCAGAACAACGTCAAGCATGTCTTCGTCAATGAATGCGAACATAGGCTTTTTAAGACCTTTGCCGGATATGTACTTTTGCCATGTCTTAACATCTGCAATAGGATCAGCATTTACACCACTCCACTTCGAAAACTTGAAGTTTCCTTCAGGTACGTTGAAGTCAATGACATCTTCTGTTGCTGTATCTCCCTCGATACTTGCAGGATAGGTCTTCTTCGCAAGTGAGCCGATACGAAGCGCATCAATCTCAACCTTTGCATCAATACCATCATTTACAAATTTGATGTCATCGTACACCATGTCAACAAGGTACTGAGCAGCTTCCTTGTCCTCTGTATTAGCAGCGGCAATAGTTTTCAGATCCTCATACTCATTGATTTTCTTCTCGTCTTTCTCTTGAGAAACAGACAACTTATCAAGTTCTCCACTCCATGAGCCGACTTTTTTACGAGTCTTGAGCGGTGACTTAACGTTAAAGGCAACCCTGTCAGCTGCGATTGGAATTCCATCCTCACCCTCGATACCTTTGATATCGAATTTAGGAGTGTATTTCAACGGGAACAGAACAGGCCATGCGAAAGCTCTTCCTGGCTGGTAAGAACTAACTTCGGCTTGCATCCCGGGGATATCTAAATCAAATAACGGTTTATTCATAATAATTTCCTCCTAATTAAACCAGTTCAATATTTTTCAATAAGGCAATAACCTCAAGAGATGCGTTAACAGTCTCTTTCCGTACATTAGCAGCATTTACCAGTTTCACCAACTGATCACCAAGACCTGTGTAAATCTTGTCACCTAATAGATATTTAGGCACATACTTAGGGTAAGCAGGTACACCGACAACGCCGGCAACAGAAGCCTTAAGAACCACATAATGATCAGCAGCAAGATTCTTGATGCCTTTGTATGGTTCAACGGATGCAAGCAAGATCTCTCCTGCTCCGGCATCAGCGGCAACAACCTTAAGTGAATCTGGAGTGGCTTCAACAGCATCATAGTAGCCATAGGCAATTTCTTCAACTGCTTCAACACTGGCAACCGCAGACTGGAATAGAACAGTATCACTTTTAATAACGACACCAAGTGTAACAGTAACAACATCCTTTTCTGCGTTAGTAGCATCAACTGCTGAACATGCTACAGCAACAGTTTCATGACCAATTATGTCACCAACAACAACACCGCTGCCCTTGGCTATTTCAATTGAATCATCATCTGCTGCAACATCTTTAAGCAATCTGTAAGCCTTGATAGGAACAAGCTTACCATCAGAATTCAAACCAACAGCTGTTGACGCAGGAACATCAAAGCTCGGGTTTAAAACAATTCCACCACCTGGTTTTTCACCAAGGATCTGTTCAAATACAACAGGATCTTTGGCTTCAGCAGGGGTGTGTTTGAATTTTACATTCATTTCGATTGATTATTTTGTTTCGAGCCCTTTAATGACCGGGGCCACAGTTTCGGTCTTTCTATCTTCGATTCTTTTCAAGACCTGTTCGTTTGGTTTGTCGTCTTTTGGAGAATCTGTACCACCTGCAGGCTTTGATAGTCTGGCTAGACCATCATTAGCAAGTCTCTGAGAGTAAGCAGTCCATTTTGTTTCAAGTGATGTGGAAAAAGCATCCACTTCTTCTTGAGAATTGAATGTCCGTCCATCAATTGCCATTTCAAAATACTCCTTATCAACATCTTTGAACTTAGTTCTGAGATTACCGAGATAATCGTTATTAGCTTTCTCAGTTTTGAGCTTTCTCAACTCTTCTGTAATCGGAGCTACAACTTTATTCATTGTTGCTTCAATCTGCTTTTGAAGATCTGTTGGCTCTTCTGCATGTTCTGGTTTGTGTTGATCTGGTTTCTCTTCTTTTTTCTTTGCGTTCACTATTCTTGTGACCGCCTTTTGAGACACCTTTAGAAACGGAACGATTGACTTTACTGCATTGGCAATGTCATCGTCACTTGCATCGTCTTTAAGCCCTGCTGCAATTGTATCAACTGCTTCTGTCAGGTCTTCGTCACTGAACCCCAATGATGCGATTTCGGGTTTCAATTTTTTAAGAACTTTTGTCTTCATTACTCTGTATGTTAGTTTATTAAAAGTCTGCTACTACAGAGCAGCAGACTTTTTTTTAAACAATAGAAGCGTATGAAGCATTCTTGTAACTATGCTGTCCGCAATAGCTCGAACAAATGTATAAAAAAAGTGTTTGCAAAACAAACACTTTGTGATAAAATATTTTTGATTCTTTTCTAATTATTTCTTAGAGCTGCTTTCTCCCTTTCAATCTCCCAGCTGAATGGGAACTTCTTTTCTGCATAAAAATATCCGTTTCCCTTAACGTTATGCTCAACTGCAATGACTTCTTTATTTTCGATTACCTCAATCAGGATATCATCTCTTACCGGGCAATCAGGCTCTCCTGTGAAAGTGGTCCACGTAATAAGACCTTTGCCCTCGTCTTGTCTGCATAGCATCCTTTTGCTATTAACTATCTTGTAAACATCGTAACAAAACCCGGACTCTGAATAATAAAACTTTACTTGAATGGTTGTCATGTCTTCTTAGTTTAAAAACTGTAATCATAATACTCTTGTCTAATTCCAAAGACTATATTAACCTTTGAGAATTTGGTTCGAACTATTGTCTTACCTGCAACAAACCTAAATTCTCCGTTTTCATCATGGATTTCTTTAAACAGATCACATTTGTCATTATATGTTCCGTCCTTTCTTCCTTTAACTATCAATTCAAAGGTTTCATTCGTATATTCAATTGTCTTAATTATTTTTCTCCATGCTCCATACTTCCAGACAATTTCTTCATTGCATCCATTCAGCTTTTCATACTTGTATTCCTGAGACTCACTCATTCCATTGTTATCTATTCTCTCTGGTTCATACTTCTGAATTACAACTGTCTTATAGTCTTTGCTTACTTCCATGACTTCGTATGCACTTCTGTCTGTCCAATGTAGAATAGTTGCACCTTCTCCAACTTTTGGCAGGGTTGCATTTCTACCCATAATGTGGTTGGTTAAACTACCGGTCTCTTTACCGGCTTTCATCTGCTGTTTGAATTCTAATGCTTCCATGATTATTGTTTGATTTTAGTTATTTCGCAATTTGATAGTACACTTCGCCATTTCTGATCTGCTTCAGAACCGGAACACCTTTCTTCTTCAGGCGCGAAATGTTGTTTAGAATGATCTGCCTTTCAAGAAACAAGGCCTCAGTCAGCCTTTTTACTGAAAGTAATTCTCCTGTTTTCAGGGCTTCGAATACAGCTATGCGTGCATTCTTGTGCATCAGTTGTCCGGGGCCTTTGTACTTGATACAGCCCCAGCGAGCATAGTCGCTGACTACTACGTCTGGTGATAGAATTGATCTTCGTATAAACGAATAGCATGAAGTGTGCAGCTTTTCGCATTTCAGACAAGAAGCTACTGCTGTTCTGCTCATGTCTGGATATTGTTTAGTTGATACCATGTCGCTGCTGTTTTAAAATTCGTCAATGTTGATTTCTTTCCTGTTTTTCGGCCAACTTATACGAATCAAATTAGTTGGATTCTTTTTGGAAAGCCTATCTAGTGCTTTCTTTCGCGCCTCTGTACTATTCTTTGCCGAGATATGTACTTCAAATGTTTCTAATTCAATCGAAACAAGGAACTGTTTTTGATTTTCTGTTGCCATTATATTGCTTTTTTATACGTTAATTAACCCTTCATCTGCCATTGAAGTGTAGCCATCAGAAGTTATAATAATATGATCCATAAGCGTAACTTCAAGAATTTTTGCTGCTTCTGCAACTCTATTTGTAAGATGTTTGTCTTCTGCAGATGGACGAAGCTCCCCAGATGGATGGTTATGTGCCAATATTATGGCAGAGGCAAGTGTGTCAACAGCATATTTCATGATTATTTTGGTATCAACTACTGTGCAAGCCACTCCACCTTGACTTATCTTTGCATAACCAACTGTTCTGTTTGCCCTGTTCAATAACAGAATAAAGCACGATTCATAAATATCAATATCTTCAAAGTAGAATTGTCTTATAACTGTTTCAGCATTTTTTGAAGACATTATTTTCACACTTTCAAAGGTATTACCAGTAGGGACAACCTTTAGTTCTTTAAGTTGTGTTTGCATTCTGTTGCTGTTTTATCTTGAAGACCTTGGTAGAAAGAAATTCTGAAGCGTTCCATCAGTGCGGTCAATACAATTCATTATTCCTGTTATATCATGGGCAAAATTGAATTGATCAAATCCGAGTAGCTTTACAAAGTCAATTGGAGTTCCATTGCTATGTGTTGCTGACAGGTCCATTGAAAGACTAAGACCGTCTTCAATGTGAAGTTCTGATTGTGCTCTTTTGACTATTTTTGAAATAAGGTCGTCTTCCTCAATAGTTGTGTTGAATGTTACTGTTTTCATTGCTTTATTTAATTAAAATTGATTATCCAAATACTCTGCAATGCTAAGGTCAATCATCATCTTCTGGTCTTTCTCCCATAGAGACTTATGGTCTCTACTAATTTCAGAACCATTGATGTAACCTACAACATAGTCTGCTTCCTGAATGAAAATGAATTCTAGTTCGTCTCTTGTTTCTGTAACCTGTATCATTGTACTGTCTGTTAATATTTTATGATGTAAAGCTACTCAGTTTGTGTTTATTATGCAAACATATAACCTGTTAATTTACATTGTATTGTAAGCTAAAGCACTAAAACATTGATTGATAGTCAGAATAATTTTGCAAGGGCAATAAAAAAGAGTGAATTTCTCCACTCTTTCAACTATATATCAGTCATTTACAAATCATTTCAGATACCTATCAAAGTTATTATCTTTCAAAAAATACGGCAAAGTACCGGATTCATCTGCTTTTTGTATCCTATCCTGATTCTTGATTATCCAATCCTTAAAGTTACCAGGTACCTCTTTTATTTCATTAGCACTTGTTACCGGTTCATCATTTAAGATGCTCTCAAACTCTCTATCTGTGCAATGTATAGAAGTGACATAACATCTGCATTGAGGGTGCCATCCAGTAAAGACAAACTTCTTAGGATACTTGCCGGCCAACGCGTCACAGAGTGGACAAGGATAAGGATTTGCTGACCTCTTTACTTCAAAACCTACTATAAAATCAAGATCATTCCACCTTACCTGATCAGCTGTTCTGTATGATATGTTGATTTCTGTTCTTGCCAATCTCATTGCATTCTTGTAGGATGACCTGTATCTCCCGGGACCAGGGTTGTATGATTTGGCAGCTCTGCTTAACTGTAATTCTCCATACTTATCCCTTACTCTCCTGAACAGCTTATCTGGATCAATGAGATTCTTTCGAATTGTTCTGCTAAGATCTGCTGCACTTGTTCCGTTTGTAATGGCATCGGCCAAAGAATCACTGAGGGCGACCTGAACATCCTCCTGATACATGCCACCTATTTTCCATACTTTTTGGCTTAAATTAAGACCTTTCTGCTTTCTTGATAGGAATGATTGCAAAGCTTTCTTATTCTCGTCAAACCATGCCTTATTTTGGCCTATGTCGCGGAAATTCTTCTTGAAGACATTCTCAATGATATATTTCTCATACTCGTTATTGTCAGAATTACTTTCGTCCCACTCCACTTGAACGCCTTTGACAATATTTGAATATAGTTCTTTAGACAACTTTTCGGTAATCTCGTCTACCCTTTTCTTCAATTCCGGAAAATCAGAGAATACAAATGTCTTGCTGCCATCAAAAGAGGTTTCAAGTGCCAACTTCGCATATTGTTTGTTAGCACTTGAAAACAACCTGTTGATTTGTCTTATATAGGCATCTACTCGTTCAAAGTGAGATGCGTATGCATCATTTTTGTTCACTTGATCAACTATTCAGCATTAGTAAAGACATCTGTTTTTCTTGTTCTTTCTGCATCAGCATCCTCTTCTGCCTTTATGAGTAGCATTTCTGCTTCCGGATCTTCAACCATTCCAAGCATGGATATTGCTGTTTTTTGAGCCATGACTGCCTTTCCTCCAGTTGCTTTCATCGTCTTGTCTATTTCAGCAACTTCATCATTTTGAATAAACGGAGTGATAACATGCTCTACAGACAGGTCTTTGATGCTTTCTTTCCATGCTGTATTCATTTCACCAAGGAATGCTTTTATGATGTTACATTCCCTGTCAAGAGCATAGATGATATCATGCTTCTCCTCTCCTACTTTCAAGTGTGCATCTGTAAGTAAAGTCTTTCTGGCCTCTCCACTGATTGCAGATATTGACTTGATGTTCTCCAATGACAGGTTAGGAAGCTGCGTATACTCTTCCATGTTCTGCTTGAGAGTAGAAACGTAGTACTTTGCAGATTCCGGAGAGATTGATGGAGAAACTGTGTCAACGTCACCACCCAGCTCCATCTGATAGACTTCCCTTGCTCTATCACCAACTGGTGTTTCACCAATCGTTTTACCTATGAGCTTGACAATCGGAGCAGAATTTCTGCGAATGATATCTGAGGTCCTTGACAAAGTGAATTCAATCTCATCCCTATCATCTGAAATATCCTCATATATAGGAGCAGGTCTCCATGCGTAAAAAAGAGGATGCTTTTTTATCTTGATTACCTCTCCATCAATTACAACATCAGTTTCTTTTGTTCCCTCTGTCACCCATTTGTAATGGGCTGTTTTCGTATATGTTTCAAAATATGTACTCTTAACGCCATTGTTGTCTACAACATACTCAAAAGACATTGCTATCATATCCTCATATTCATCAATGATCGGATATAAAGAAGCCTGTGTAATCTTGCTTGTTTTCTGAGGCATCGGAGAATAACTCCTGCATTTCAGCTTGAATTTACTGTCAAATCCATAAAGCTTGTTCTCTTCTTCAACTGTGTACCAGATTGTCATAACCTCACAACATGCAAAATATGCTTTCCAACGATTCATGTTTACACCGTCAATCCTTGCATGTTTGTAAATTGCTTCCATTGCAGCTGCCTGTTCCTTTTTCGTCTTATCCTTGTCTGTTTTGTAAATCCTTTTTACAGGTATAGAGAATGCCATTTGAGTCATCCTGTTTGTTGTGATCATCTCTGCAGCATAGGTGACTTTTGCAGGTATCTCTCTTTGACCGTCTTTTATCTTTGGCTTTGGCCTTAGACTCTTGTCGGTAATGATTCTGTGCTGTTTTGGAATATACAGCTTCTCCAGATCTGACCATGCAGGAATAACCACAGACTTCTTCTTCAAGTCTGAAATAATGTCGGCATATTTTCTTTCCGGCGTAATAATTTTGTTAATGTCAATCATCGTAGTAATGTTTTTAGTTATGAAAAGTCTTTTAATACACTATCCTCAGAGTAAGATTGTGTTTCCTCTACATGAGGGTAAAACGTGTTTGCAAGTGAATCAAATCTATCTGTTGACCTGTGTATTCTTTTTTTAATGTCTTCTTTCGGTTCAATTATGATGCTTCCGTTACTCATGAACTTGTAGTGAATGTCTGTTGCTTCTTCCATGAACTTGTCATCTGGAGGCAACTTTGCATTGAAGCCGTTCTTTGGGTTAAGCCAGTCCCGTACACACCAAAAAAGATATGCTCTCATGTTTGCAAAAGTGTATACTCCTGTGATATCGGAAAGATCCTTTGCTCCCTCTGAGAATTTGCAGGATATGGCATTAAAGTAACCAAGCTCCCTGAGTCTCGAGTATATACCGGCTCCCTCTCCTATTGTATCAATAAAAACCTTATTCTTGCCTTTTTTCAGGTCCGGAACCAACATTCCAGCAACATGCATGTGATCTGCCTTACCTGCGCTCTGATGTGTTTTAAACGGCCATACATAACTGTCGCACCTGTGGCAAATAACGCTTTCGTCTCTTCCCATACCGGCAGCATCTGCTCCAATGGTCTTTGCACCATTGTAGACTTTCTGAACATCTTGCTGGTCATAAGCCAACCACTTGGCGTTAGCAATCTCGATCCATTCGTAAGGGATCAATACATCTTCTGCTACTTTCGGGAACATTCCAAGAACCTTTACCCTGAACAGGTCGTTTGGTCTGTACAATCCATCTTCAAACTTAAAGTCTCCCTCTCCGTCGTTGAATTCGTCTTCTATGATAGGAGAAGCCCAGTTTGAAACCTTGTCTTTAACCCATGCATAGTCTACCTGTCCCGGGATTATGATTTGTTTTTTTACCACGTTCTCAGCATTGAGAGAGTTAAGACGAAATTTGTTGAATCGATCAGACTTCATAGCTCGTGCAGCATATCCTGAAGTTATGTTCGGATTAAACACTATCAGCAATCTTGAATTTCCCTGCAGGTTACCCTCAATAGCATTAAATGTAACCTCACTTATACCGGTTGCCTCTGTAACTACGAACATCGTATTTGCTGCGTGGAATCCTGACCATGCCTCTGTAGCATCATCACCGGCCTTGAAACCTGTGAGAAACCATTCCTCATTGTCTGTCCTTATGTCGTTTGAAACAGTTCTTCCCGGGAGAAAACGGGCCTGTCTGAAAAGTCGCCTTACCTCAGGTGTCATAATGTTGCCTACCTGTCTGCCTGTCGGTGCCGTCATTGCAACCTTGGTGTTTTCAATCATGTTTCCCCTGCTGTCAAAGCGAGGTGTCAGGTACATAAAACAAAGAGAGGCACAAGCTGCTACGAAGTCTTTTCCTCTCGCTGTGCCACTTGCAACCGCTGTCATTAAGTTGTGCTGTACAGATGTAATGATATCCTGCTGCTCATTGTCTAACCTTGCTTTCAGGACATCTCTTACAAACCGGTTCCAGTCACCCTGCCATGACAGAAATACATTTTTTTCCTTTGCATTAAACACCTTATTGTTTTGTATCTGCTACTACCTGACTTGTTTCTTTCATTAACTCATAAAATGGGTTGACGGTGACATCCTGTTCGATCTTTTCAACATATCCCCTGTGCTTCATCTTTGTCTTTGATATCCATATCAGCATTACCGTGTCTTTGTCCGTAATCGCCTTGCTGTACATCGTAGTTTCAATGTCATCATAGAACATTTCCTGCTCATCTGCGACTCCTTTTTTAAATTTGTCATCTTCGTCACACCATCTATAAAAAGTCTGACGTGATATGCCTACCACCTCGCATGTCTTCGATACATTACAAAGTCTTAGTTTAAAGGTGTTTATAAACCTTTTCTTCTTCTGCCTTGTTGTCTCTGCTTTCTTCTTCTCAGCGTTTTCCACGTTAACAGGAAGCTCTTTCTTAATCGTCTCCATTGTTCAATGTATAATCTACCAGTTCAATCATCTTGCATATACTAAGCACTTGTGCCTTGATCTTGTATTTGTCCTGTACCTTTGCGCTTACTTCATTTAGTCGTTTTAGTGTTTCCTTAGGCAACAAGGTAACGTTCTCCAGCTCTCTCGGAGTAAGGATATCCAGCTGTGCAAATATCTTGTCCATGTTCGCCTTTGCTGTATCTATGAACATAAACGTGACAGGTACAATCTCGTTTGATGGCATTTCAATGGTATAGTCCATTCTTTCCATCTCGGCAAGGTATTCCTGAGAGATGTGTGCATACTCTTTCATTGCCGTGTCCTTTATTTCATCGAGCAGTTCCTTCAGTATTTCAGCGTCATCCTGTCCTTTTATGGAGTTGTGGGAAAGTTGTATCGCCCTCATCTCGTCATGTGTGATATCCTGTTCCAGTGCGTACATTACTGGTATTTGTGTAAGTCCGGCCATCTTTGCTGCTTGTACCCTGTGGTTTCCTGATACAGCAAGGTATCTTCCATTTTCTTTCTCTATACAAAAAGGAACAGAAGACAATTCTCCGTCCCTCTTTATGTTTGCGACAAGTTGCCTGAATGTGGCCTGCTCCATATAGTGAGCATTTTTGTCAATCAGATCAATCTCTGAAATCTGTACTATTTTGATTTTAAATCTCGACATCTTATTTGCTTTTAGTATAAAATTCTGTTTCTGAGCCACAGCATTTATTTGCTTTTAAACCACTTCCACAAGGGCAAAGAGTGTTCTTTGATTCGCGCCTCGAATTGAGTGGAAGACCTTTTCTTTTAGGGGTGAAAACCACCTTACGTTCCTTACTCATGCTATTTCTTGTAATTTCGTTTTAAAAAGTCCTTTATTATTTCTTCCAATGATCCAAGCTTTCCTGACTCCTGCCTGTAGTGTAGTTTTCCGATCTGCCTGTCATATAGCTCAAACACTCCCCTGTATTTCATTGATACTGGTTTATCTGTAAAAACCGACGTGTAAAATGAGTTTATTTCTCTCTTGAACCGAATGTCAATTTCTTCCTTGAATTCGGTTGAAAGAATGCCCATGAGCAGAAGCTTGCTCAGCTTCGGAAAATCGCTGTCAATAACAAAATCACTCTTGAGGCTTGCATTGTCCACACCAAACGAAGACATCTTGAAAAAATCGACCATACAGGCTCCTATCACATACTTGTCCAGGAACCAGAGATAACAGAACGGAGCAGATCCTAAGATGATATCCTTTTTCAGATAGAACATTCTCAGGTAGTCAATCTCACTCATCGAGGCACGAATGAACATAAGACGGCTATTTTCAGTAAGCTCATATCCATCCGGAAGACGTTTGTACTTTAGTTGAGTGAGAAAACGCTTAGTGAAGACATTATCACCTGATTCAGATATGTTTGAGTAAAGACAGGTTCTATTGTCTTTAAACACCTTTTTTCGGCCCATAAACTGATGCTGTGAGATAGCAATGTAATTGATCTGATCTTCGTCAATATCTGCATACTTTGTTCTGTTCCTTTCCTGAAACCCGAAATCTTCTTCAAGAACACGCATTAATGCATTACTGGCTGCTCTTAGTCCTGAATTGAATTCATTCTGGTAAACTATAACGTCTTTCTCAGTGCTGTCCGCTATTGCATCGGCCAGATCTCCACAATAAACAATTTCAATATCTTTCTTGGAAAGATTGTCAACAAGCTTCTGGTACTTTTCTGCATATTTGCTCCTGTAATGCTCCAGTTTGTTAAGATAATCATCATACAGGGATTTATGATAAATGTCCGCTGAGTTCTTGTGCTTCTTAATGGAGTTAAACAAGAAAAGAGTGGCTATAATCTCACTCTCTTTGTCTGTGGATATGTCGAGAAATCTGTATTCATCATTGAAGCTTAATTCCTTTATTTCGCCCCTGATTGCTTTGTAAAGGACATAGATGAAATACTCCTTTGTGTAGACAACCATCTTATTGAAAACAACCTGCTCAATATCCATGTAAAAGGAGTTGACAACACGAACAGTATCAAACTGCTTTACCGATTTGCTTATGTAGGACAACATACGCTGTGACTTCTTGAACATCTCGCCAACAACCGTTGTATTATCAGACATCTCAGCTGCCCACAAGAGGGGCTTGTGTCTTCCTGGAACCTTGTCTCTGTCTATATTGAATGCCTGTAGACATTTTTCAATACTATTGAGCTCTATGTATTTTTCAATGTCTTCATTCATATATGCATAATCGACAAATGAATACATGAACTTTATAGTCTCAAGAGTCTTTTCAAAATCCCACGAGGAGTTGAATATCCGGAACTCTATTGTTCCTATCTTTTCAATCGGAACACAATTAAGCCAGTACCGGATATGTCCACGATCAGAACCATTGCAGAATATCTTTATGAAGTTCTCCTCGCTGTCTGTGGCAAGTGCTTTCTTTACTACGTCATAGGTTGGTGTTGGTGCAAGGTACTTTGTGTCCCACCATTCCGGAAAATCAAAAATCTCTTTTATGGGTTTGGCCACATAATAGGACAATGCAAAGATTCTCTTGATTACATCTAACCCAAGGTCCCTAACGTAAAAATGAGCATCGAAGCCCTCGTTCCACATCAGGTACCCACCAGTCTCTTTCAGGAGATTTATGAAGTTCTTCAGCTCCTTCAGGTCTTCTTTGTTGTACAAGTACGGACGTGTGTTGATCTCTCCTCCAAACTGGCCATTGTGAGTGACAGCACTTCCATCTGAGTTATTCATAAGTGTCAGATTGTTGTCTGTCCACTTATATCCCTCCGGGAGAACTATTTTTGTCTTGTCAGAGTCAGCAAACTCCAACTCAAAGCCAAACGTTCTTTTACTTATATTCTCGTTCCACATATTGAAGCTTTACTAATGATTTGTAGTTAGGAATAAGACGGATCTTGCTACCTGTTTTATAGATCGAAAACCTGTCTTTGTAAATAGTGTATTCGCTCGAACTGTCAACATATTCAAGAGCTCCACCTGATAATAAATAACAATATTTTGCGTCAAGATTGGCGTAACCTCCTCTTACAAGTATGTGCTGCCTTTCTCTGTATGTCTCAACAACCTCAAGCTCAACCTCTAATGCGTTGAATCCGTTTAATTCTGGAGTGTCACAATAAGGGATAGTGCCAAACAGCATATACTCACCAATGCGTATTTCGTAGACAAATTCAGGAAGTTTCCTGAATTGCAGATAGTAGCTTCCTCCAAGGCTTATTCCTTGAATAAAACCATATGTCTTCTGTATGTATGAACAGAAATTCTCCAACTCCAACATGGTAGGACCGCGATCATTGATACAACCTGATGTGATTGACAGATATACAGATTTGTCCATGCTCGCTTTCCTTGCAAGGGTTATGTAGTCAGAATTTATACCCTCCCTGTCATCATGAAAGTTTACCGGTATGTAAACAATATCTGTCTTACACCTTGACAATGCTTCCATGTTTGTTATATATGATCCCTCATAACCCTCTGACTCTTCATTAATGACATAGTTGATAGTATTTCCCACACACAGTTTTTTTGTGTTGCCAAACATGTTGCAATTGATCATGTTCAGCCCGGCTTCCTTTGAGAGATAATCGTAAAAGCTTTTCATCATCAAAGAGATGTTCTGACAACTCGTCAATAATGATGCTTGCTGGATATTGCTTTCCAGTGCTGCTTTGTTAATAACAAGCTTCATTGTCTATGCGTTTTAATACCAGTCTTTTCTTTCCATTATACACTGTTCCCCATGAGTACCAGAATCCACAATCAACGAAACCCTTAAGGCTTACTTCGTTTTCAGGAGAGACCATGGTATAAACCTCTTTTACTCCGTTCTTGAAAAGAAGTGACATAGACTCATTCATCATCTGCTTCATGCATCCCTTGTTGCGAAGTTCAGGAACTACAAAGACCTTTTCAATGTATCCTGTTCCGTATTCCGTGAAGTGTGCCAGAACAAAGCCTATTAGCTTGTTGTTTTCGTACAGCCCAACACTTGCCATGGACTTGAGACATTTTGAAATATCTGACTTCGAAGACCTAAAGCAAGTGTTTTCCTCTTTTATAAATTCTCTTTCAATACGAATGATGCTCAGCAGATTGCCAAGGCATGACGTTAAGGGTTTTACTTTAATTATCATACTAAAAAAGTGTTTGTTCAATAATCTTTGGCTTTTCTTCCTTGACTGCAGAAACACCAAATTCCGTTACTTCAATACCTGTGGTCCTTGTAAACCATTCTGCAAATATGTGCCTGTGACAAAAGTCACTTGGCTTTTCATAACATAACAAAGCGACATCGTTTCCATTTCCATACGCTTTGATCATTGATATTATCTGAGAGGGGTTGACCTGAGCCAGAACATCCTTTTTGTACATGTTCGTATACTGCTCTTCTGTAAGGCTGTCATTAAGCATGTATCTCTTTGGTGCAAGTATCAATATGGAAAAACCACCAAAGAACTTTGGTTGCCACAAAGCAATGTTTATAGGACATATCCCACTCTTTGCCAGGTTCCTTAAATTTCCGAAATAAGACGTGTAAATCTTCATACTATTCTAATAATTGACATTGTAAATCTACAAATAATGTTTGTTATACAAACACATAATCATTGAAAATTTGGCATTTTTTCATCTATTTTGCCTAAATAATCTTCGATTTCCGACCTAAATTCGTCGTAATTTCGAACAACTACATATTTGTTTCCTCCCTTTTCAGAAGCTGCCTGCCATTCTTTTTGAGCCTTGGACTGATCTCCATCTTCAGTCTTCATTTCTATACACAGACAACCGTAACCTTTTTTGGGAGTGAGTAAAATCAGATCAGAGACACCTGCCACCATACCTTCATCTTTAGCTCTCTTTCCTCCTATGCATACTGTCTTGTATCCGTTTCGTGTAGAGATAACCTTTGTGCTTCTTTTTCCTGCATTCGGCACAGCGATCAACAGCTTTGCCAAAGGAGAGTACTGGTACCTGAACCACATTACACAGGCTTGTTGTATTTTGCTTTCTTCGTATCCCATCTTGTTTTTAGTTAATTAAATTCCTAACTTATTCATTGCTGTTTCAGTATCAATGGCAAGGGTTCTTGATAGCCTAAGTATCTCTATCGTTTTATCATACGACTTGCATCTTCTATAAACCGTTTCACATGTGCCAAATGGATACGGAGAGCATTGAGATATTGCAGATATTATTCTTCTTTCCAAACAATCTAATTCATTCATATCCTGCAACTTTTTTTGTTATTAATCTTGCCCAATCTGGTAAGTTCCACTTCTCAGAATCACAACAAGAATGCCGTTTCTCTATTACCTTTTCCTTTAAGCATTTTTCACAGAAATAATAGTCTGCGTGGTAATATTCTCTTGAGTTTCTACCACAAAATCTCCAGTAGGAATCTGACCTACTGAACACCCATTTATGTTGTTCACAAGCTTCCATGTTATAGTTCTTTAAATATGTTATAATCCCTGTTTACGCAATTTGCAGGAAGTTCTGACCTCTCTATCCAGGCAGCTTTGAGAAGAGAGTCTTTAAAATACACTTTTCGTGTTCTTCTTGCTATAAAGATTACTGCATTCATGAAATTAAAAAGTTCGTTTTTATCATATTTCTTGCCCGACTCAAGCCCTATTTTTAACAGGTCACATATCCCTGCTGTGCGTACAATCATTTCAATGCTGCTCTTAAAATCAATAACCGGCTCTATGCTTGCGAATGTCTTGAACCCTGCATCGTGTAGTTTTTTCATTGCCTCAATTCGCTCCTGATTGGTCGATGCTCCGGGTTCCAGTTCATCGTGTCCGGTAAGGGTGAAGCCGAAAGCAATATTGCATTTTGCATTATTTGGAAGGTCGAATATTGAACAGCCTTTATTGCCGTCAATTTCAAATATTTTCAGATCAATGAATTTTTCAACCTTAGTTAAAATCTTGACAGGAATCTTAAACTTAGAGCAAACTACTAAAGCCTGATAAGTCATTGCAATTGTTTCCGGCAACATTGGATCAGTGGAGAAACTAAAAAACAAACCGTGTTTTTGCAGTTCCGGAAGATTCGCTTTTAGTTCCATTTCAAACACCTCTAAGGCGTGTACTTCATCCTTGAAGCACTTCTTTAGTGTAGGGACATTTCCGCCTAAAATAGCGGCTCCCCTGCCTTTTTTCAGGTAGCAGTAATCACAGCCGTTTGAACAGCCTACGTAGAAATTACAGGCCCATTCAGCATACTCTTTTGCCTTGCCTGCCGGTTGATAAATTGCTTTTCCTTTAAATGTTTTCATATTATTTTTTTATTGCTTATTAAAATTATAGTCTATTGTATAATTTTGTTTCATTGCCTTATATTTAGCAACACTTACACCTGATACCCACCAATTGAATACTTCGTCAACATCCATATTAAACTCTGTATATTTGCCCATTTTACACAACTCGTAAATAGATTTCTTGATTTCTCTTTCAACCCCAGGGAAATTTTGCCTATCCCTTTGTTTTGATTTTTTTGAACTATATGGACAAAACATGCACCCTATTCTATTATAACCCATATCATAAAGACTACAATATTCCATATCGTTCTTTCTAATAAAACTCCACACATCTGCATGAGACCAGTCAATAATTGGAGAAAGTAGTATTTTGTCTTTTCCTTTAATGCATAATACCTGATTCTCGTTATCAATATTAAATTGATCAAGACTATTCGAGTATTTTCTTCCACTTATTTCTAATTCGTTGCGCTTTGCTCTTTTACTACTTTCTGCTTTTCTTATGCCTATAATAGTAACCGTTCCTGAACCAGAACCCTCTTTAAGTTCCTTGCAGCAAAATCTTCTATTCATTGTTGGAAGAGACATATATTTTATAATCAATTTATAAAAATTCATCTCCGGTCTTTCCATAATTACATCCGGATAATTTAACCGCACAAACCTCATTAATTCCGGAGGATCAATACTTGTGACTTGCATAACCGGACGAAATTTAACACCTGCCATTTGAGCAAGTTTGTAAATAACAAGGCTATCCTTTCCACCTGAAAAAGCTAAATGAAAGCCATAATCCTGATATTTCAGTGCTAAAGATTCAGCTTTCTGTATAGTTTCTATTGCTCGTTCTGTTTTACCCATTTCGTTTTTATTTTTCTCACCAATTTCCCCATGTCGGGAAAATGGTTTATAGAGATAGGTTGTTTAATATTAATTTTTCTGTTATATCTTCCCCTTGCTCAGCAAGTTTAATTAAGTCTGGAATATAGATATGGGTATCATTATTTGATGCAGGAGTAAATCCAAATCCATCCCCTTGCAGGTGGTCAACAAAACCATCAATTCCTGTTATTTTTGTGATTAAATTACTGAGGGCCTGCGCGGCTCCCTGTGCTTCGTTTTCTAAATCAACGGCTCTATCGTGTGCAACATCTATTTGAACGATTTGAAATTTTGAGAGTTTCATAATTCTTTTGTTTCGTTAGTGATGTTCATGGCATTTCTGCTTGGTGTCCAGGTGTCCTCTTTTCCGTTATAATGCTCATAAACCCACGCATTTAAATAGTTACAGACATCATAAAACCATGCTTTTTGATTTTTAACTGAGATTTCCATTTTCTTATATTTTCCATCTTCTGCTTTGGCTGCTTGCATGTATTCCTTGATCTCGCCTGTTGCGTTGACTCTCGGTAGGTATAACCAGTAAGGCTCTAAACAAATTGCAAGCTTGTCTGCATAGCATAGTTTGGATGGCTTTTTCTTTAACTTCTTAGCATAGAATCTTGAGTGTAAAAGAGAAAACTCGTACCACGTTAAATCATCCGGTGTACCGTTTTCTCTTTTCTTATCAAATAATTTCAGCATGACCATTGCTCCAAAAATGACATGAGTTTCACCCTCCGGACCATCCATATTTGGTTTTCCAAAATATCCTAAATCATGCACGAAAAATGCTATCCATAAACGAGGATCATATGGGAATCCGTAAAGTTTCCACCATGCCAAAAACACAAACACTGGGTGAATAAAGAAGCAGTGCGCTCCGAATAAAACCGATTTAGTTCCTATTTTCATTTTACTTCTATTTTGTTTTACTTCATTGTACCTTGATACGAAACGGATAATTCTTTTCCGTCAATCCTCATAAATTTGAATACATGGACCTTGTCCCAGTCTTTCATACATTCAACCTGAAAACCATAATCAAAGCCTGGATTATCCGTACTATTTGCACAGGAAAGGATTTGCTTTTTAATCTCCTCTAAGGACGTTGTTTCTTTAGCGTGTTTCTCAGAAAGACTACTTGTGCCATCGATATATCCAACAAGTTTATTCTCATTGTATATAATTACAGATTCTATTATGTTGTTATTCATTAGAATATCTCCTATTTCTTCTCTTTGGCTGCTTCAATAGCCTTGTTCCAGATATCAATAACTTCAGCACAATAGTCATTTACTGCTTTCATGCTTTCCTCCTTTGTAGTTCCTGACATGAATTTGCGCCTTAGTTCCTCGAAGTGAACAATTCTGCGTTTACCTCGCTTCATCGGAGGGAGTGATAATGCTACTTGCTTTAGATAAACCATTGCCGGCATTGACTTCTTAATACCATCTTTTGTTTGAGTATAAATGGCATGCTTCTTCGCTTTTGCATTCCAACTACTTGATACTTTTACAGGTTCTTCTGCTTTGATTTCTTTATTGTCATTCATTTTATTAACGATTTATCAAACCACCCCTCCGGAGAGGAGTGGCTGAATGGTTAGTTTATTTCTCAATTATTGCTATTCCAGGAGACAGGGTTCTTATTTCAAAGATTTGGTCGTCAATCACCTTGTCTCTGATTTCTTCTGTGAGCTGACATGCTCCCGGAGAGAACAACTGTAGGGTTACTTCTCTTCCGCTAACATTTGCATAGAATTCAACCTCAATATCTTCCGGAGGAGTACCCTTGAACAACGGAATATGGAGTTTAAATGATCCCGGTAGGTTTGAGGTAACAACACCTGAGAAGTTGTCTTTAAAGCTTCCTGAATCGTCTTTTTGCTTCTCAATTTTTGCATTGACATCTGCAATGAAATTTTTCAGATTACTAACAAGTTTCATGTTCTCTTCCATGTCATTAAAGAACGCCCTGTTCATCTTGAAATACTGGCCAAGATCGTTAGGGGTCCAGTTCTTCTTCGAATTGATGCCAAATTCCGAGAACTTAGGGTGTTGAATAAGGGTTCCTACAACACTGCCTTTCAGATATTCGTCATGCTCATTTATGACAAGTTCGAGGGTAATATTCTCTCTGTCCACTATAACATGGCAACGCTCAGGGATTATCTGCCCAATTTCTGCTTTTACCAATCCATCAAGTCTCTTTCTTAAAAACTCTACCGGTGCTCCAATAACTCCGGAAAGATCTGTTTTTACAGGAGGCATCGGATCGAGAATCTTCGCTGCATCACCTTCACGAATTATTAACTCTTTTACTGATTCGCCCTCTCCGAAGACAATTTGCATTTTTTCGTTTTGCATTGTATTGATGTTTAAGGATTACAACTGGTTACCTTTTAGAAGTTTTCCTATTTCAACTTCCTGTCTGAAGCTGAAGCATGGCTTGAATGCCGGAACAGTACGCTCTGGCACATGACAGGCCTCTCCTGTGGCAATGATTCGTGCCGTTTTTGCTTTTCTGGTCTTAGGGCCAAGGGTGCCAAATCCACGTAAGTAGATTGTTTGACCGCCAACAACGGATTCTTTTGAAACATTCAATGTTGTGTTGATAATGCTTTCAACAACTGCTCTTTTGAGTCCTGAACGCTCTGATACTGCGTTCACTAAATCTTGTTTTGTCATAATAAATTGAATTTTAATTTGTTTGGTGCTTTAATTGTTTGATTAATATTAAAAAAGTGTGAATTTTAGCTGTGAGTGCCTGTTCTTGGTATGTGGAAAATTGTACCCTGAAGCTCATCCGGTCTTGCCCTGCGAGTAAGAGAATCTACCAGTTTACCATCTGAGTCATAGTATCCGACCATCTTCTCATCAAGGTCTATAAACTTGTACAGATCCTCTGTTACATACTCTGCTTTATTCTTGATGTTAAGCAGGAGTTTGCTGATGTTTGTAGAAATGGGTTTCATCCGTATTTTGAATTTATCCATGGCAGCTTTCTTCTCGTCTTGAATGTTATTCAATTCGATTGATTGATCAGCCAGCTGGTCTTTCTTTTCAGCGATTTCATCCTCTGTGAATGACCTCATGTAGCCCTGGGGCTCTACTTTGCTACAGTTGTCCTGAAGCAATGCTATCCTTTCATTTTGTGATAGCTTTTTTCCTAATTGTTTCTCCATTTTTGTGCTTTTAGTGTTTAAATTATTTAATAAAAAGACGGGTAAAATATTTATCCTTGTGTATAGCGTTGTGTTTCACTAATCTATAAATCCAATTACTTTGAGCGTTTCTGTACTTTTTAGAACCTTTACCGGATTGCATGAGGCATCCTTTTTCTGATTGAATTCATCATCATACAACTCTACCAAGACCTTATTTTTTTCTCTTATCTCTTTATACTGGTCCTTGTGTCTAATAATGCCTTTTTGTAAAACATCATATTTATTGATGTACTCAACCAGATATCCTGAATTTGCACTCATTAGTTTAAGGATTAAAGTTTTTCAAGTTCTTTCTCAAGCCTCTTTATCTCCTTGTCCACTCTAGCAAGGTATAACTCAACGTATTCCGCGATAGATATAGGTAGGTATTCTTTCTTTAAGCCTTTATTAGCACTAGAATATCTACTTTCAACATAAATGCGTGATAAGCCATCGTATGGGTCAGGTTTGTCCATCTTTATATACTCATAGTGCTCTTTAAGCTCTTTGATTTGTTTTTCAAGCTCTTTTGCCTGTTGTAATGTTTCAGTTTTCATGATTGTTCTGCTTGATTGATTGCGTTAATAATTTGTTTGTATTGCAGACCAACAATACAATGGTCTTCGTTTATTCCTTGAGCATCCAATACTGCTTTTGCTCCCTTTAATGCCTCAAGCATATTTGGTGCTGCTGCCATTAAATTTGCATCTGTTTTGGTAGAGATACTTTCAGCTATTAGGTAGCCTCCATAATATTCAATATCATCATGACCAGTATTATTCATAAGCCATTCTGGTATTGTGTCAGTTACTACGGTACCAGGTCTTCCGACTTTCCAGTTACCTCCTGTGTGTTTTGTGCTCATGACTATTTATCAATTATGATTATGCATGATGCTACCATTGTTCCGCTATCCTTGAATGATCCTTCAGAAATTTCATGAACTGTAGCTCCCATGTTTGATAGCCAATATCTGAACTCCGTTTCTTTTTTTCCGGAAGCAAATTGCCAGTGCTTAGAAGCAACTGAAACAATACGCCCACCAAACTTTAGTAAGTCATACATTCTTCTTATGTGGTCAATATCCTGATTCTTTGAAAACGGAGGATTAGCAATAATCTTATCGTAGACAGGTTGATTCGGTATTGCTAAAAAGTCTCCTTTTTCGTGGTTAAATCCCTTTCTGTTGAGTATAATAGAGTTTGTGTCCATAAGCTCAATAGCAAAGACGCTTGCTTGTGGATTGGTTCTTAAAATTGCCTCAATAATGGCACCTTGTCCTGCACTTGGTTCAAGAATAATGTCATCGCTTTTAATTTGAGCTAATTCTACCAACCAGTCTGCTATATCACTTGGTGTTGCAAAAAACTGATACTCTTTTTTGATATTTCGGTTTTCTCCGTTAGCAATTTGCTCAAGCAGCTCTGTTGGATCTTCTTGAAAAACGAACCCTGCTGTTTTTCCGCCCTTCCATTTACCACCGATCAGTTCAAGAGCTTTTGCTACCTCTTGATATAGCTTTCTGTCTAACTGAATTTCTGGGAGCTTTACGATGTTACCAGAAATTGTGCATTGCTGTAAAATTTGTTGTTTGTCCAT